CATGGAGAGGTTATATTTCTGATGATGGTATAATGTATAATGATCAATCTGCCTCAGACAGTGTTGACCACACTAAAGAATTATTTATTTATACTAATGGTTATGGTGTTGATTATCAAACAGTTAATTGGGATGAAAATGTAAATCCTCAGGTAAAAGTTGGCGACAGTGTTGTTGTATACGCAAATTTACAATTATGGACAGATTCTAAAATTTCAAGAAAACCTCAGACAAATAATGGTTATCTTGCTAATCATCAAAGAGCAGTTAATGGCAGCCCAGTGAATTCTATCACTACAAATGGTGTTGTTGACGTTCAAGATTATGTTAGTGTTACTGTAAATGTACCACAAAGTGGTGGAGATGAAGGAACAGTTTTATCTAATCCTACAATGACTTCTACAGAAACCTCTGGTGGTTTAGTATGTAATTTTAATCACAGTGATGGTGATTTTACTATAGTACAATGTATAGATCCAGACTGGGCAGATACTTCTAGAAAAATATCATCTGAATACAATATTACTGGATGGAATACTCCATATACTCTCGATGTATATAATATATCATTAAATGGAATGACTCAACCAGGTTATTCACAATTTGTTGTAACTAGAAATGAACCTGACTGGTCTCAGGGAACATGTTTCTTCTGTGAAATAGGTGCAGATCCTAGCGATAGTTCAAACAGAACATATCTTACTAATTTTAGTTATAATTTTGGTACTTCAACAAATAATAATCAAATAAAAAGAAGATTCTATTTAGAATATAACAATGTATATTATAGTATATATTATATTGGTTCTAATACTTCATATACAATTAATATAAATGATACTTCTAGTAGTTCATTTGATATTTATGGAGATGGTACACAAGCAAAAACACTTATTATAAAAAATAATACTGGACAAGATGTACAAGATTTAACTATAACATTTGATGTAGTAAATAAGACCTTTAGTTTAACTTGGACAGCATAATAAAAAATTCAATCCTTGCTATCTAGTTTTAGCCTGGAGATAAAAAGAGAAGAGAGGCGATAAATTTATCGTCTCTCTTTTTTGTGCGTCTCCAGGGTGAAATCTGCTATTTTGGTCTTACAAATCTCTCTAAATAAGTGAAGTGAATTTCATTACCAAGAATATTGTATGCTCTCTTACTCATTGATTTTATAGTACAGAAATCAGTGTTCATGTCATTGTATATGATTGAGATCTCATATTCACCCCAAGTGTTTGTTGGAGTTACTGTTATCTTATCTACATATTTGTGTATAAGCTCACTGATTTGTTCATCAGAGAGATTGTCAAGAGGTGTGTCAGTAGAGTCTTTGAGTAAAGATATTTTGTCTGTTATAGTCTTTAGGTCAAACATTTTGTTCAAGAACTCATTTTCAAGACTGCTCTTCTCATCTTCAAACCTCTGTATAATCACATCACCAGTCCTCTCACTCATCTTACCTGAGACTATCCTCTCATTAGTCCTAATAATTGACTCATCTATATCATTGATTTTCTTACGGTTGTTATCTATAATCTGTAAAAGTATATTCTGATCTTTAGTCAGTTTCTTTATTACTTCTTCATTAGTCACAGGATTTACATGAGATATGTATATCTTAGTGAAGTGCCACACAAGAGAGTCTACAAGATTGATTGGTACAGTAATCTGATAATTATTTCCACTCATGTCATGGCGAACAAACCTGTATGAATTCGCTACAGATTTACCAGTGAGATGGTTACCATATTTATCAAATAGTATGTCTGAGCAGAAATAAACATGTTTGCCAATGATTTTGACAGATTTATTCTTTCTAGAATTATGTATGTCAAGCATTTGGCGGGATTGTTCAAATAGTTTCTTAGAAACAATTGGTGGATAATTATTGTCAACTACCTTGCCTCTGAAGATTGGATGCTCACCAATGTATGCTGGATTTTTTAGTATACTTCCAATTGTAGAAACAGCAGTCTCAAGAGTATGTCCAGCTTTACAGCAAGACATCTCTCCAGTCTGGTTTAAAAGTCTTGCTATCTTTACTGTAGAGAGTCCTTGGTTTACATATAAATCATATATCTTCCTAACAACATCAGCTTGGACTGGATCTATAAGTATGTCATGTGTGTCTTTGTCATAAGTATATCCAAATGGAAGAAAACCACCAGCCCATTTACCAATGTTCTTTTTCCTTAATTTACCCTCTTTAAAACGTTCTATCTTTATAGCCATCTCACTCTCAGCAATAGAACTGAAGAGAGAGAACATGATATTTGCTGTCTGAGATAATTTACCTTTATCATCAAGCAACCTCATATATGGATTAGTGATAATAAGTTGCACTTGATGAGAAATAAGAAAATCTCTTACAGAATACAGAACATCAGGTCGACGGGCTATACGTGATAATTCTCTACAGATAACACACTCTATTGGATTAGACTCTATTGTGTCATAGAGTTTTTGAATAGATATTCTTTCACTCTCAGCTAACTTGATAGCACTCTCTGTCCACTCAATACTGATGATTTCATCATCAGAATATCCATTCTTATATGCTTCAGACAAAAGTTCTTTAGTCTGCTGCTCAGCACTTTGATGTACTGATGAGACCCTTGAAAATATGCAGCATTTCTTCATAATAGAGTATATTTGCTGCAAATATAATGATTATTTTTCAGAGCTGTATCAAAATGTGATTATAATCTTTGAAAGCTAAACTCATTTTGATACAACTTAGATAATATTAAGTTGTTGATAATTAATTATTTATCTTCTTCTTGATTTAAATAATCATATAACCAGCAAGCCATCTCTATTAACTTGTCTGCGGTCTCCTTAGTGATACTTGTAAGATCTTTATCTTTAAAGAACTCTCTAAGGTCTTTAATCATCGTCTCTTTGCTAACCATAACTCTTTGATTTTAAATAGTTATATTATACATTTAGTCATCTCTTGAAGACAAAGATACAAAATATCTATGTTAAATCATACACTGTAAATGATTTCTTAGATATGAAGAATGAAGATATATTGAAAGAGAATGTGGGAAAGAAGTTTGATGTTGTTTTGATGAATCCACCGTATGATAGAGATTTACATTTAGATTTCTTTGATAAAGGATTAAATTTATTATCAGAATCAGGTAAAATGGTAATTATTGAACCAGCTTCTTGGTTAATAAATGTTAAAGATAATGGTAAAGCTAAAAAATATAAAGAATTAAAAGATAAAATAGAAGGAATAACAAAGAGTGTTGAAATTAATGCAATGAATAAACAATTTGGTACAGGTTTATATGTTCCATTTTCAATTACAGCAATTAATAAATCTAAAGATAAAAATGAAGATATAGATTTTGAAATATCAACTGAGAGAGAAAAGGTGAAATCAATTTATGATTGTAATAAGATTGGTAAATATTCATTAGTAAAATCTATTCTTAAAAAATGTCAAGATTATGGTGATATGATGAAAAATCATGTAACGACAAAGGACGTGGGCAGTGATGATACACGATATGTACGTTACATGAGTATCATCACTGCCCACGGTTATAATTCAGAACCAGATAAAGTAAAAACAAAGAATGGAATATTTTATGGAACATTTATAACACCTTGTATGCATAAACATGATAATAAATTATATGAACATGTTCCTAAAACAGCAGTTGGAAATCCAGCACCATGTGTATATGGTTCAGCACAACAACTTGAAAATTGGAAGTGGTTTGTTCTGAACAATAAGTTACCATTGTTCTTGAATATGGTATTAACTTTTGATCAGCACAACAACTCTGAAAAATATGTTCCTTGGTTAGTTGATAAACAAAGAAGTGATGAAGAAATTTATAAATTATTAAATATTAATAAAGAAGAACAAGAATTAATTGATAATACAATAAAGAAATTTGAATGGCATTCTAATTGGTATAAAAAAATGTGTGAAGAAGAAATAAATTAATTATGGATAAATTTAATATTAAAGATTTTTTAAATATCAATTATGAAACTGAAATAAGAAGAAATAGAAGAGGTGAAGGACATTTACATGGTAAAATAAAAAAATCTACTCAAGAATTCTTCACCCCATATTCTATAGTCAAGCGAATGTGTGACAAGATACCAGAGAGTGATTGGAATCATCCTTTGAAGACATTCTGTGAACCTTGTTTTGGAAATGGACAATTTGTTATATATATTATTTATAACCGTATTATTCATGGCATAAACTGGAGAACAGCTCTTGAAACTTGCTATGGTGTAGAGTTGATGAGCGATAATGTGAGAGAGACTAAGGAAAGAGTAATTTCACTATTGAAAGCCCTTGACATAGACTTTGATGAGAAAATAGCAAGAGAGATTATGGATAGAAACTTAGTATGTTCTAATTTCTTTGATTGGGATTTTGAGAACTGGAGAAAAATTGAAGAGTAAGACTGAATTTATTTATTGAAAAGTCCTATTATTAATATATATGAATGTAGTTAGTTTTTGAGGACTTTGCTAATTATATTGAAGAGACATAAACACACAACACATATTATATAGAGACATTGTCTCACTAGCTCACTATACTAAAGTCCTCAAAAGAGTATAGTGAGCTTTTTTTATACTTGAATATTAACAAATATATAAAAAGAAAGAATTATGGAAAAAGAAACAGACATTTTGGGATTTGACCCATCACAATTAAGTATTTTTGGTTCTGATAAATGTGAACATGAAAAAGAAAAACCAGTAAATATTTATTTAGCTGGTAAAATTGAACCTAATGGATGGAGACAATTATTTTTTAACATGAGAAATGAATTTAGTGATGATGAACTTATTCCACATTTACAAGATATTTCAATTACAATGCCTTGGGATAAGAATATAAATGTTACAGGACCATTCTTCTTGTCTTGTGATCACTCATGCTATCATGGAGAAGGCAATCATGGACTTGGAATACATGCTCCTGTATGTTGTCTTACTGGAGGAACTACACATTCTGCAAGTGAAGTTATAGATATATGTAAAAAACAGATAGAAAGAGCTGATATTATATTTGGATATATCAACGATGATACTTGTTATGGGACTATGTTTGAAATTGGTTGGGCTAAAGCACTTGGTAAGAAGATTATTCTTCTTTTTGATACAGCTAAGAGAGAAAATGATATGTGGTTCTTAAGTAAAAATGCTGACTATAGTATTTCTCTTGATGTATATGAATTAAAAGACACTAATCCATATTTATACAAGAAAATAACAGGCCATGAATATGATTGGTTTGCTGTATCTGACATTGAAGAGTTAGCTAATAAATTAATTGATAGAATATATGGTAGAAATAAAGTTCAATCATAAGATATGTGATACAATAGATGAAGAAAGTGGTGAAACATATCTTCCTAAAAATGGATCATACACTAAACCTATTTTATTGAATGATATTCCATTAGTTGAACGTCCAGTAAGAAATTTTGTTCAAATGATGGACAATGGAAAAAGAACTGGTGTTGATGGATTAGATTATTCTTTTTGGAATGGATGCACATATGAAGATATAGATTATAAGAAATACTTAGTAGCATTTCCAAGTGCTATTAGTGCAGATGTTGTTTATCATGACATTTGTGAATTTCTTTGTGATTATTTTCCTAATATATTCTATTATTCAGAGATGAGTGGAAGTGAAAAGGGCTTCCACTTCATCTTCTATTTTTGTGTAAAGAAAACAGAAAAGAATTGGAAAATGTGCAAAGCTATATCTACTTATGTAATAAAATATGCATTTTATGCTTGTGGATATAGTCAAGAAATTGATTATAAAGGGGTTTGGGATGACTGTGCTAATACTATATACCAGCCTTGCTTCATTACTAAAAAGAAAGGAGTCATTTATGATAAATGTAATGGAGATGTTATGCCTATACTAAATGAGCATAGATATGATATAGAAAGAGTGTTCAATAGGATGTTCAATAACTTTATACCAAGAGAAAGTAATTATAAAAGAGAAGATTGGGAGATAACTTGGAAAAGAGAAAAAGATGTTGAAGGGTATGTAGGTTATTATGAACATTCTCAAAGAAGAGCTATTTTTTATTCACTCAGTGGACTGTGTGGAGATAACCAGGAATTATTAGATTCTGAATGGAATTATGTTGCTAATCATTTAGAACAAGCCAATGGGCATGATACAAATTATTATGAACATATTCCATATAGAGGTGATTGGAACAGGAAAAGAACTGGTAAAGAATATGTTAATAGAAAATTACTTGAGGATTTTGGTTATAAAATTGAATTTAAATATATAGGTGAAAATAAATATGAAAATAAAAAAACTAACAGTATCAGAAAAGAAAAAGTTTATATTTAATCAATCATCATATGATTGGGATTATAACTATGATTTACTTATTGAATTAAGGTTCAATAATTATCAGTATAGTTATGATGCTGGATTGAGACACTGTCTTATTGATGGTAATCAAATTAGTGATATTATTTATGCTAATATAATTGAGAATTTTACAAAACTTGTCAATTTAGCACAAATGAATATGGGAAACCAAAACAATATAAAAGCAGCTATAACTAGAAGATGTAAAATGAATACTTTTAACTCTATAAAAGAAGCAAAAGCTGCAGAAAAAGAAGCTAAGAAAAAAGAGAAAGAAGAATTTATACAAGATCTGCCTAATAAAGTATATAACTACATTAAAGCAGAGTATGGAAATAGTCTTGAGTATAATAAGACTGTGAAAAAAATATATTTCAATTCTCAAATTATCAATAAGAATGATTGGACTAAGATTCAAGATGATGTTGAAAGAAATATTTCACATGGAAAATTTAGTATGAATAAAATTGAAAGCATTGTCTGTGATATTGCTAAAGAGAAAAGTTATATAGAGAAGATAAGTACAGAAAATGAGAATGATAATACATTTAATATTCTTAAAGATGTAGATGAAAATAATTGGGAAGACTATCTTAAGACTGATGATAAAGGAAGACTCATGCATAGTGTATTTAATTATGCAGCATTCTTCAGTTTTCATCCTCAATTCAAAGGTAAAATAAAGATGAATGGTCTTGATAAAGTTGAGTATCTTACTAGATATGATGAAACATATAAAGATGTTGTTGATAAACCAATTGATGATTATGAAGCAGACTTAATCAAAAGTTATGTAGAAAAATATTTTGGTGATTGTAATGGAAGAGTATTTGATACTGCACTTAATATTACTCTTCTTAAGAATAACTATCATCCAATAAAAGAAATGTTCAGAGAAAATAAAGGAACATGGGATGGAACTCCAAGAGTAAGAACTATGATGGTCAAGTATTTTGATTGTCCAGATATTGAGCCTATTCATGAAATGACTGAGATAATGATGTGTGGAGCATTTCAAAGAATAGTAGAAGAAAGACCAGATGCTGGATGTCCATTTGATTATATGGGTATTATATTTGGACTTCAGGGAACTGGAAAAACTAAATTTTTTACACGACTTTTTGGAGATAAATATACTATACTTAATCCTGATGTAATTGATGACCAAAAATTTGTTGACTTAACTAATAGAGCATGGCTTGTATTATTTGATGAAATGAAAGGAATAGATAAAGCAGATATGCCTACAGTAAAATCAAGAATTACAGAACAAGGAAGTACAGTCAGACTTTCTTATGGTAGAAGAAGTAAATACTATCCAAGACATTGTATTTATTGGGGTAATACTAACTATCAATATATTCTTAGAGATGAAGGATATGAAAGAAGATTTTTATGTTTTGAAAGTTTTACTACAGAAGATATGAAGCATCCTGTATCTTGGTGGGAAGAAAACTATACTGATTATATAATAAAACAAATATGGGCAGAAACTGCTGAAATATATAAAGAAAAATATAAAAGAAAAATCATTAGTATATCACCAGAAACAGAACTTTATAATAGAGAAGTTCAACTTAGACATAAAGTTTGGAATGATGATTCTAGAACAGAATTGGAAATTCAAAGCATTTTTGACTATCAATATTATAATAAATTCTTCTATAAAGACTCAGATTATATGATTTGGCAGTTAGAAAATGATGAAATTCGTAAAAAAAATGAGCAAAAAATGAGCGGTTTTTCATTAAAAATCATCAAAAAACAATGGATTTGTGCGCGTTTTAATAGAAAAAATGAATGGATTGATGGCATTATTTCGCGTTTGGGATGGCATATTGAACATATTGAAGACCCAGAAATTGGTAAAGGTGATTATTATTTAGCACCAAATGTAACATGGTTGTTACTTAAGTCAGAATATGAAAATGAGTATAAATATAAGACTATCAATGATTTAACTACTTTAACTCAAAATGAAAGTGTATTCTTTGGAACATAATTCTATAAAAAAATTCCTAGATACTTTCTAGAAAAAATTTTTTGAAAAATTTTACAATACCATATTTTAAATATATTTTTTTTAGAAATTTTTTCCACAGAAAGTTTACTAGGAAATTTATAGGAAATTTAAAGGCATAAAGCCAATAATTGCTCAGTAATTAATTTGTGTAAAGCTAGAAAAATGCTTATTATTAACAAAAAATATAAAGACAAAAATATGAATAAAATACTTAGTTTAATAGATGCAGAATGGGTAAGAGAGAACCCAGACACAGTGATAGAATTATTACATTTAATACAAGATGATAGGCAAAGGACACAGAAATACATACATAGTCTAGAGTCTAAAATAGATAGTTTGAAAAATGAGGCATTATTGTTATCAGCAATGTATCAAGCAGACAAGTTGTTTGATAAATTGAATTACGATGCAGAAGAGAGTGAATAATATCAAGATTCTTTACTATATTATCTTAGGCAGGTTAGAGTCCTGTCTACTTATTGTTTTTTCTTATAAATTCAATTTTTAGTCCAATTTTAACAAGTAGTATAGATTAATAATTTCTTCATAACATCATCTAGATTATATATTTATTGCTTTTTCTACTCATAAGTTTATATTTAATTTATACTACATTTAAGAGCTACTCAAAAAGTAGCTCTTTTTCTTATTTCTACCGCATTCTTTTTAGCCTGGAGACGTTTAAAACCCTTAGGCGATAAATATATCGGATTAGTGTATTTAGCGCTGAAATAAGCGCATTTTTGTAGCAAATGAAATCTATTTAAAAGTAGTTCTATATTAATTATATGAAAGCTAAGAATTTTATAATAATTATCATATCTGCATTGCTTATTATAGCATGTGGAGTTGCTAAGCCAGTTGTACCTGGACCAAGTAATCAGGTAAATGTAAGAGACAGTATTGTCTATAACATAGTAGATAGTACTGTTATACGTCCTGTTGAGGTGATAAAGGATATTGTACCAGTATACGATACATTACATATGAGTACATCATTAGCTGAAGCAACAGCTTATGTTGATACTAATATGCATGTATTAAGAGGTAATATAAAGAATAAAGAAGGGTATACTCAGAAGATTAAGTATGTAGATAGAATATCATATCGTGATAGTATTCAAGTAGTTAAAGAACCATATCCAGTAGAAGTAGAGAAGATAGTACATAAGCATTACTGGTACGAAAAAATTCTCTGGTTCTTCTCATTGATTGGTTTAGCATGGTTAATAAAAATATTTATAAACCTATATGCGAAGTACAAAGGAACATAAAACAATACCAACGCCAAGAGTAAAAGGTAATTATTATAAGAAAGGACCAAATGATATTGGTAAGAAGAGTATACCTAAGAAGGATAGGTGTGAGGGATTTGATGATATATGGAATTTGATATACTATCAGGTATTAGAGACATGGGAGTGGAAAGAGGTGACTGATTTGAAGCCATTTGGTGGTAAAGATGTTGAAGAATAGGGCCGGCTACCTGTTTTATCTGATTGATAATCATAGAATATCACGCCCAATTTTCTTCGCACTTCCAGTAGAAAAAATAAAATTTAACTAGGAATTTATTATGGATTTTAAGTCAAGATATAGTGGATATAGAGACGAAATACAAGAATATATGAATTATATTGTAGAATCTTTATTAGACAAGTATGGTGAAGTTTATCCTCATTATATTGTCAGTTTAGATGTTCTAGCAATGAATTTAGATATTATGTTTCAGGCTAAGGAGACTTTCAAGAATGAAGGTTTTCAGCATGCAGATCATCAAGGTAAACAAAGAAAGAGTGGAGCTGTCCAGGCTTTCAATACAGCTCAACAAGCAGCTATGAAGATTATGAATCAGTTTGGCCTGAACCCAATGAGTGCATCGAAAATAAAGGATAATAAAACTGAGAGAGATACAAAAAATTATCTTGAAGATTTAATGAATGGATGATAAGTATAAAGTACTTGATTTGTGTCTAGAAAAATATACGAAGTATGCATTTGATGTTTTAGAAGGAAGAGTACAGGCTGGTTATTATATTAAACTTGCTGCTCAAAGATACCTTGATTTTATGTTGAGAGATGACATGGAATTTAGGACAAAGATGGCTGATAAGCCAGTTAATTTCATCTCTAAGTTAAAACATACAGAAGGACAATTCTATAAAAAGCCATTCATTTTACAAGATTGGCAAGCATTTATGATATATGCTATGTTTGGTTTCTATTGGAAAGGAACTGACAAGAGAGTATGTAGAAATGCATATATACAGATTAGCAGAAAATGCGGAAAAACTTCACTTGCATCAGCACTTGCTCTATATGGTCTAATTGGAGATGGAGAGCCAGGTGCTGAGATTGATTTTGTTGCACCATCTCAAGAGCAGACCAGAATTGGTTTTAGAGCTGCAAGTAATTATGCTGAGTCTATTAACAGAAATGGTATACTTAATTGTTTAAGAAATACTATAACATTTGCACCGACTAAAGGTAGAATTAGGATGATGAGTAGTGATGCTAAGTTAGGTGATGGATTCAATCCACATTTTGCTATAACTGATGAATATCACGCATTGGAAACCAATGACTTACCAAATGTAATGATGTCAGGTATGGGTATGAGAAGAAATCCAATGATGATATATATTACTACAGCTGGTTTTAATATATATGGACCATGTAAAGAGTACAGAGATATGTGTGCAGATATTCTTTTAGGTAATAAGACTGATGATTCAGTATTTGCACTTATATATGAACTTGATAAAGGAGATGATTGGTTTGATGATACAAAATGGAAGAAAGCTATACCTAGTTTAGATATCACTGTAACAAAAGACTATATCTCACAGCAAGTTACTTTAGCTAAGAATAATGTAAGTATGGAAGTAGGCGTACGAACAAAGAATCTAAACCAGTGGGTAGAGACTTCTTCAGTTTGGATAAGTGATGAGGTAATCAAAAAGAATATGAAGCCAATACCAATTGAAGCATTCAATGGTCAGATTGTAAGTGCTGGAATAGATCTCGCGGCGGTAAGTGATTTAACTGTTTATTGTATAATGGCTACACCAGATGAGCATAGAGAGTTTGAACCAAATAAATATCTTTTCAAGTGTTTCTTTTATCTTCCTAGTGAGTGTCTTGAGAATAACAAGAACTGGCAGAAATACAGACAGTGGCAACAGCATAAGTATTTGACAGTCAATCCAGGTAATGTAACTGATTATAGATATATACTTGATGATATGATTAGTAGTATGGATAATTTCATGTTTAATGGAATCTATTATGATGCTTGGCAAAGTACTTTGTTTATAATAATGGCTGAAGAAGCTGGTCTTCCATGTACTCCTTTCAGTCAAAATATTGGAAATTTTACAAAAAGTGTAAAGACATTTGAGCTTCTTATGAAGAAAGGAGATATTATTTTAGATGATAATCCAATTACAAGATGGTGTTTTCAAAATTGCACTCTTAAAGAAGATCATAATCAAAATGTAAAGCCAATTAAGGAGAACAGAGAGAGTAAGATAGATGCAACTATAGCTATACTAGAAGCGCTTGGTGGATGGTTATCTGATGGTAATGGTGATGTAGAGATAGTGTAGTTGTAAAATTTACTAACATAAAATTGAATTTTTTAAAAAAGGTTCTATGATAATATAGTTAAACTATTTAATTATAGAACCTTATGAATAAAATATGTGGAATATATGAATTTATTAATATATTGACAGGTGATGTTTATGTTGGTCAATCTGTTGATATAAAAAGAAGATATAATGATCATGTTCTTAGAGGTGGTGATTCTTTAATTGATAAAGCAATTAAAGAATATGGAATTGATAATTTTGAATTTATTATTTATAAAGTAATTGATATAGATGGACTAACAAAGAAAGAGATTAAAGAAATATTAAATATAGAGGAAATAAAGAGAATTAAAGAATTAAATTGTTGTGTTAGTATATCTGGTCATGGATATAATAAATCTTCTGGTGGTGGAGGTTCTTCAAATTGTAAAGCATGGAATTTTGGTATTAGTTGTATAGGTCATCCTTGTTCTGAAGAAACCAAGAAAAAAATTGGTGATAAAAATAGAGGCAGAAAAAGAACACCAGAACAAAGAGAGAACATGAAAGGACCTTTTTCAGAAGAGCATTGTAAACATTTATCAGAAGCAATGAAAGGACGTAAAGCATGGAATAAAGGTAGAAACGATTATATTACAGATGAAGCATATAATAAAATGATTGAAGGTGGCATAAGAGGTGGACAGATTAATGGAGATAAAACAAGAGGAAAGCAACGTTCAAAAGAAGTATGTAATAATATATCAATTGGAACAAAAAAATCATTTGAAAATCCAGAAAGATATAATAAATGTTTAGAAACAAATAGAAATCCAGATAGATGTAAGAAGATATCCAATAAGAGAAAGAAGTGGTGGACACCAGAAAAGAAAGCTGAATCTTCTAGAAGACAAACAGGTGGATTTTATATGACAAATGGAATCATTGAAAAACCAATAAGAGTAATTAAATCTAAACAACCTGAATTATTTGCAGCTGGTTGGTATCGTTGTCATAGAGATGGTAGATCTTGGTAAACCAGATAAACTATATAAAAAAATATATAATAGTATTACATGCCAACAATTAACAGAAAACCAATACAACCACCTAAGGTTGAATATAAAAAAGAGTCAAAAGTCCATGCTCAAGAGTTTTATAATTCTCTTGCATGGAAGAGGTTAAGAGATACATATTTAAAGACTCATGCAATTTGTGAATGTTGTTTAGAGCACGGAAGAGTAATTCCTGCTACGGATATACATCATAAAGTCCCGTGGGATAGAGGTAAGACAGAAGAAGAGAAGTGGCAATTGTTTTTAAATGAGAAGAATCTTCTTAGTGTATGTGAGACATGTCACCATGCTCTTCATTTTAAAGATAAGCAGTATCATCTTTCAAGTCTTGATAGTCTTACAGATACAGAATATAGATATGCACATGGACTGAATTTCTTAAAATAGAAAGACCTATAAGATTTTCTTATAGGTGTTTTTATTTGATTATTAATTAATTATTTAAGAGTTGTAGCAGCGAAAGAGAATGCCATCCAGTATTTTCCATCAAGATTAATTAAAACATCTTTATATTCTTTAAGCAATGTTTGAATAGCATCTCTACCCATAAAAAGAAATGGGTTTTCAGATGGCTTGAAGTTGCCATTATCTTTAGTTTCTCTGTAGTGCATAGCACAATTAAAAGCTTGGTTGAGAAGGTCGATGAATCTTTTATCCATATTTATTTAATTTTTAATGGTTTAACTTATTGATTATTAATTGTTTAATTATTTTAAAATTTCATTAATATCATTTATTGTAATATTATCATTACAAATAAGAAAATCTTTTCCTACAAATGCCGATACTATTAATTCACCATTAATAACATTTCCTCTAACTTTTAATCTTCTTCTATATCCTTTTATATATCCATTAAATTTTGTTTTGGCTTTTACTGTTACTTTGTTATATTCATATGTATCATCAGGTTGTAGACATGGATCTAAGTAAATATATTCTTCATTAAATACTGGTTTAAACTCTAGTCCAATTACCTCATAATTTCCATTTTCAAGTTTATTTGCTTTCTTATTCATAACTAATTATTTTTAATTGTTTAATTATTTTATAATGAATTTATATCAATAACTGTATAGCGGCCATGTCCTTCCCAAATAATTGTATATTCATCATTATTTTGTTTTACATGTACCCAATTATCCATAAGTCCATCTCTATAAAGGCTCATATTCGTTGTGTCGATATTCTCTTTTTTCATCCAACGAATTACCTTTTTAACGATATCCATAATCTGTAATTTTTAAGGGGTTTAACATCATCTTTACATTAATAATATAGGACCTTTTTCTAAAAATTCAGAATTAGTTTAAAAAAGTTGAATAAAAATTATATATAATTCTATATTAAACATATAATAAGCAGCTTATAAATATATTCCTATACTAGTAAATGGGAATTTTTCGTAATAATCGTAATAAACCTGTTCAAAATAATGTTGAAATAAGAGAAGCTGAGCCAACTGAGAGCTATACTGTTCCTGTTGGACTTGATTTCTTGACACCATATCTCAATAAAGGTGAAGCTACAGCTGTCTCTTGTTTTTTCGCTGGAGTACAATTGATTTCTAATACTATAGCAAGTATACCTATTCATGTAAGAGAGTATTCCAGTGGTGATATTTTTTCTCATCCTATAGATCTTGCATTTGATAATTCTATCCAGAGTAGGTTCACTATACTTAAACAGATTATATGGGATTTATATATACATGGAAATGGAGTATGCTACATTTCTAGAGCAAGTGATGGTACACCAATAGAACTTATATATGCACCAAATGGTTCATATTCAATAGTTTATACTGAAAAACCTAGAAAACTTTATTATTTATTCCCTAATATCACTTCTAAGAAAGTAGAGCCAATCAATGTTATTCATCTTGTACTTAATTCTAAGGATGGTGTCAATGGTAAAGGCGTCCCGATTTATGCTAAGAAACTTCTTGACATAGCACTTGCCACTGATTCACATGCTAAGAATTACTTTGAGAATGGAGCTAATATTGATGGTATTCTTAAGTCATCTAAGCCACTTACAAGTCAACAGAAATTAGATATAAAACAGTCTTGGCAGACTGTCCACGGAGCTGGCAAATCTGGTGGAATTGCTGTTGTTGGTGGAGATATGGAATATTCCCCTATTGGTAGTAATGCTAATGATGCTCAGATGATTGAATCTAGAAAATGGAATGCTGAAG